AAGATTCGATAAAGTACCTGCATCAATAAGCTGACGCAGTATAGACGTAGCCGATTTAGCCAACCCACCAATAAGATGAATAAGTCCTGTACCATAAAACCCAAGGCTAGGAAGATATCTATAATGAATAAAATGCTGTCGCTTAGTTTTCTTTTCATCGCTTTCATACCAGTTTTTTCTGATTGATAATATTGTTCTTGATGACTTATCTATGGTTACTATATAGGGTCGTGCCAAGCCATCTTTATCTTCGAAAGGTTCTGGCATTTCTAGATCAACGTGCATCTCTAGTATAGTATACCTATCGTCATCATCATAGACAGCTTCACTGCCATCCATCTCATCATACTTTTCTTGTATGTCTGATTCGTCTCTTGTTGGCTCTGGTAGCTCTACGTCTCTGTAAAATCCGTTGACCTGTAGCTCTCTTACTTGGTTTTCTGTTTTCTTCATAACATGGGTATATCGTGAACACGACATAAGATCAGACGCACCATAAGAAACTACAAAGTCTTCAGCAGGAACAAACATAGCACATGGTCTTTCCATTATTGGATCGTAATAGACTTTCTTAAATGCTGATCCTGCAAGAGGTAAACGAAAGAGCATTTGCTCTGTTTCATCACGATACTCTGTCATCTCTTCGGTTAGCATATAGTTCATCTCATGCTCCACACGCTTTGACTGTTCGTTCTTTTCTTTTGTTTGTTTTCCTACGATCTTTGTTCGGACAGGTCCTGACGCAGGAAATATTTCCCCCATTGCCTGCGCCTGAAACCTAACGATAGCTTCTGAGAGTAAGGGATGAAAAACTCCTGAAGCTCCTTCCCAAGGTTGGGTTCGTTCTTCTATCTTCATACCAAGAAGATCAAGACCTTTTACATAAGACCTTGACCATTCTTTTCTTGATGTTCTATCTGATTCGAAATCGCTTACTAGATCGGATGCCATCTCATCTAAGTCTTCTTCTTCCATATGCTCTGCTAAGTTAGAGTTATGGTCGGCTCCCATTAGTTCTTCTGTTGCACTACCTTCAAAGTCTACAACAACACCACCGTCCTCTGTCTCTATTGACACAGCATCTGGATTTACTACTTCTACCTTTAACTCTGATTCGGATGGATCACCCTCGACATCAACCTCAAAGGGTTCAAGGTTTTTATCTACAGCCATTATCTAATTCTGAAGTTTGTGCCTCTAGTGGCTAGTCCTCCACCTCTCATCTTCATGACCTTACCGCCCCTCTTCATGCCTTTCTTCTTCATAGCACCTCCGATAGCGTATCCTTTTTTCTTCATGGCTCCACCGCCAGCGTACATCTTCTTCTTCATCATACCCATGCCGCCACCACGCATCATTTGCTTTTTCATGGTATTTCTACCACCTGCAGCCATACCCTTCTTTTTCATGACTCCACCACCTGCGTAGCTTTTCTTCTTCATGACACCACCACCACGTTTTTTCTTTGCGGCAAAACCTTTTAGTGATTCAGCGTGTTGCTTAGTTTGTTTCTTAGGTGCAAACTTATTTGCATACTCTCGTAGGCTAAGACCTGTTCTTTTTAGGTCTGCTGCCGTTGCGGCTATTTTCTTAACACCTTTACTGTCAAAGAAGTACAACTCTCCTCTTCTTTTTGCCTCAGCTATACTTCTTGGCTTTCCCTCTAAAGGACTGGCACCCTTTTCTGCCTGACCTTTTGGAGTTGATTTCTTTGCAGGAGCCGCGTCTACTGTTGTCTTTTTAACAAGTTTAACGGGTGTCGCTTTATTGTCTCTTGATTCTTTTCTAACTTTAGAACCTGGCGAAACTTTCTTTGGCGTTAGTGCCTCATTAAGTTTTGTTGTGCCTGGTGTTGTTTTTTTATCTTTTCTTGCTTTAGAGCCTGGTGATACTTTAACATCATCCTTTGGAGAAAAAGGCGCACGATTTACCGTCTTGTCTATCTCCTTTGCTCTTTTTCTACTTTCTTCTAAACTTTTTTTTCTTTCTGCTGATCCTGCCATAACTGCTCCTTAGTAGTATTCTACGGGTCTCCTGTATTTTGGCTCGTCATCCCAATCGTCTCTTTCAGCACGAACCCATCCACCTTGACGAAATCTTAACAGTGCCTGTGTGGTGCTGTCAACTAAATCATCATGCTCACCAGATGGAAAAGATGCACATTCTTCGATAACCTCATCAGACCATCTAGCTGAATAATACCACACACTGCCACTAGAAAACAAGTCAGTAACTGCGTTTACTCTTGCAATTTTATCGTTACCCCTAGTGGGGGTGAACTCTGTGACAGGTATTCCCATAGCTCTAAGCTCAAAAACAAGCGGCGCACCAGATGCTTTTGCTTCTACTATCATCTGATCTGGTTCAAACTCCCAATATTTATCGTATGCCGCACGTTTTAGCTCTGGAAACTCTAGCTTTTCCTTAAATGCGTCTAGTAGGATGAGGTGGGGTCGGCTCTGATCCACATCTTTGTGGTGATAGAACACTCCCCATGTGGTACAGGCACTATAATCGCTTCTTTCTGTCTTTAAAAACGCTGTATCCCATGATTGAATAATGCATTCACAGGGTGGTAGCTCGTGTTCTGTCCATTCTTGCCACCATTCACGCTTAATTAACGCTCCTTCTTCCGATGTGGGGTCTTGTTGGTACTGTGCATTCCATTTTGACAGGGGTAATTCCGCTTTTAGGCTCTCTAATTCCTCTAATCGCCAGTATTCGCCCCATAATGGGCTACCAGAGGGCATAATTGCAGGTAATTGTATGACTTCCCAGTCATCTGCACCCTCTCTTTCGGTCATACTTTTTAAAATTTGACCTGTCAGGTCTCTTTTTGCCCATCTGGTCATCACAAGTATGATAGCACCTCCTGGTTGTAGACGCTGACGAGGTCCTGATGTGTACCATTCGTACACTTTATCGAATACTTCTGGGTTATACTGCCCTGCCTGTGCGTCCTGTTCGGAGTGTGGGTCATCGATTATCAAAACATCCGCACCTTTTCCTGTTACTGCCCCACCAACACCGATAGCAAAGTAGTCTCCGCCCTTGTTTGTGTTCCATCTACCTGCAGCCTTACTGTCTGTGGACAGTTCTATACCGCTAAATACCTTTTGATACTCCTCTGACTGTATGAGGTTACGCACCTTTCTACCAAAACCAACTGCCAACTCCGCAGTGTGTGCTGTCTGGATCACTTTCTTTTCTGGATATTGCCCTAAGAACCACGCAGGAAAAAGATACGATGCAAATTCTGACTTGGTATGACGGGGTGGCATATTAATTATCAGTCTTTTTAGTTCACCGCTTGCTACTTTCTCAAAAGCTTCTGCCATAATATCATGATGCTCACCTCCTATAAACTCTGACCACATAGATCGAACAAAAGGAATAAACTCTTTTTGTGATTCTTCTTTGCTTTTAACCTGCTCGTATTGTTCTAGGAGAGCTAATACTTCTTTTTGTTGCTCCAATGGGAGCATACCTATTTTCTTTTTGATATCTTTTGATTGGAGGTTCACTGTTTTTTTCTGTTTTTCTTGGCAGAGATCACACGCAGGTTTTTTGATTTGTTATTTCTGGGGTTACCATCTTTGTGGTCTATGTGTTTCTTGTCACCCTTCTTAACAACACCATTCTTGATGGCAGTCCTGCGGTTCTTATTCCGCATGGCTCTTTCTTGCTTCATCTTTTTAGAAGCATGATATCTTCTGTACTCGCTCAAATTAAACCTTTACATTTGTTATTATAATAATATTAATATTATAATAATATATATTTATAATAAAATAAAAAGAATCATTATAAGATGATCTTAGAACTCTCAACAATCTGGAATATCATTCTCACACTAGTAGTAGCACCATTAGCATGGTATATCAAATCCCAAAGTGATGAACTCAAAAGAGTTCAGATACTTCTCAATAAAACCAGAGAGCAATATGTTCATAAGAATGACCATAAAGATGACATTGACAGGGTAGTCGAACACTTAGTGAGACTTGAACAAAAGCTTGATAGCCTAATAGCGAAGAAATAAGCCTTACTCAGAGGACATAGAACCCAGATATAACACAAAGTACCACCAAACCATTAGACCCTCTGTATCGCCTTCTATAAGCCTCTCCATTACATAAGAGAATATAACACTAAACCACATCCATTCACCCACTTTGAACCTTGATACAAATTCCATAGAATTATTTGTGTGGATTACTATATATAGTCATGACCAACGCAACGCTGTTATCATGGGGGGTGGGGGTAGGTGGGGTCATGACAATAGAGATTTTAGCTTCTTCTCTAGTTCTGCCTTAATATCCTGTGCATTCCTATTATCTTCTATCACATGGTTATCTCTGAACAGATCGACTCCTGCCATTCGACCTAACAGTTCCAGACTCTTAACTCTAGTATGTCCTGTATTAGTTTTATCATAGGCAAGTGACTCCAGATTAAATATTACCCTCTCTTTTCTCGACTGGTTTCGTG